TCATAGCCCCCTCGCTGGGGGACAGCTGTCCCCCAGCGAGGGGGCTATGAGGGACGTGCCGTCCCCCAAAAAAAAATAAATATTAAATATTTAATAATTAATAGATTATAAAACATAATAGAGATGTGTGGAATTTTCGCATATTTGTCATTGAAGAAAGATTCTGTGAAAAAACAAGAAAGCGTCTTTAATTCTTATATGCGTCTACAACGTCGTGGTCCAGAAACATCAAATTATAGGCAATTTGCACTACCAAGTGGCAATTTAGTAATAGGATTCCACAGACTCGCCATCAATGATAGATCGCATTTGGGCGATCAGCCTTTCATTATATCTGTTTCTGGAAAAACTATTTATGTATTGTGCAATGGTGAAATTTACAATCATAATCAATTAGCTGAAAAATATCATATTGAATGCAAATCACATTCGGATTGTGAAATTCTTCCTGAGCTATATCATAAAGTTGGAATTGAATACATGTTATCTGAAATTCAAGGATTTTTTGCAATGCTTATTGTAGAATTGTTTGATGATGGAAATGTCAAAATAACTTCTGCGCGCGATGTTGCAGGAGCTAGACCACTATACATAAGCACTCTTTCTAATACAGAAATAGCATTTTGTTCAGAGCTAAAAGGCTCACCGTTTCTAGATGAACCAAATAACACAGATCAACTGCCATCTGGTTGTTATTCACTTAGTGCTCTTACTCCTGATACTGCTCTTGGCAGTATAAGTACTAAGATTGTCCGATATTTCAATCTTTTCACTATTCCAGTTACAATATATGATGATGAAACAGCTAAAGATGCAATTTTCAATACGTATATGAACGTCATGAAAGATTTATGCAAAGCAGACAGAGTTGTTGGTTTTGCTTTATCTGGCGGTTTTGACAGCTCCTCATGTGCTTCATCAAAAGCTGTTCTCTATCCTAACACACCTACCTACACATTTACTATTGGTGAAGAAGGATCATCTGATGTACAATCAGCAAACGTAGTAGCACAATATCACAATACAGTACATAAAGCATTCATTATACCAAAGGATTTAGCACTAGAATTTCAGGATATGACTGTATGGACATGCGAATCTTATGATATAACAACAAATCGTGCTTCAACATGGCAGTTAATGTTAATGCTATGTGTATGCATATATTGTGAAGTTGATATAGTAATTGAGGATAGATATCAACATCTAATTGAAAAATTGCGAGCAGTTATTGGCAAAAGACCAGAAGGTGCATTAGATTTGCGTGTTATTAATATTGGTGACGGCGCAGATGAGATTGCAGGTGGGTACATTTCTTTCAAAAACTGCAAAACTCCGGAAGAATTTGACTATGAATCAAAGAATATGTTTGCACACATTTATCAATTTGATGGACAAAGGGCAGATAGATGTACATCAAACAGTCTTGAGTGTAACAGCCCTTTTCTTGAGAGAAGATTTGTTGAAATGTATTACTCAATAGATCCAAAGTTACGCATGCCACGAAATGGTATAGAAAAATACTTGCTAAGATCAGCATTTTCTGGCAAAGGTGTCTTACCTGATAGCATTTGTTGGAGACGCAAAGAAGCGTTGTCTGATGCTGTTTCTCCAACAGATGATTCATGGTATATCACCTCTCAAAAGAATGCTGAAAAAGAAGTTTCTGATGAAGAGTTTTCCTTAATGAAAGAGCAAATGCAAGAGCAAGTAATTCCTTCAAAAGAGGCATATTTGTATCGTAAAATATTCCGTAAGTATTTTGGTAAATATGTAGATAATGTTATTCCTTATTATTGGAAACATATTGGAACTGCTGATGGCTCAGATCCATCAGCACGAACACTTGAATACTACTAATGTAATCTACAGTACTTTTTATTTTATATTATTTATAAGTACTTCTATTAGCCTTTCTTTAAAGCTTGAACAGCTTCCTTTGCTCTTTTTAATACTTCCTCATCAATTGGAACAAATCCTTTTGATCTTCCCTTAAGAGGTTTAATTTTCATTATGTTTGCAATAGATTGTGTCTTTTCAACTTCTAAAACTTTGAACAAGGTCGGAATTGTTGGTAATTTATACACTTCAATAATTTTATCACTATTATTATAATTATGATATTCAGATTCAGAGTATTTACCTCCATATTTAAGCATTACTATTTTCGGAAGTGCAGGTTGTAAATCATAATCATCATAAATAAGATTATACAACATATAAAGAAAACTTATTTTTGTTGATTTATCATCATATGATGATGAATCCATAAGCGCACGTAAAGCACATGGAAAATCACAATAATTGCCTTCACAATAAATAAATCCATTTGATTCAGATACAGGTATTCCGACTGGCGTGCCAGTAAAATAACAATCACAATTCCAACATGCATAAGGACTCGTTTTTGGCCATTGATTATTTCCTACATCTAACATAGGTGCAATAAATTCGGTTGTATTTTTCTTATAATTATTAATATAAGTATCTGTTTCTAGTTCCTCTCCAAATGTTTTTACTGGAACATTTCCAATAAATAATGGCACAACTGTCTCATTATAAAAATCACCAACAAAATTAATATTAGTATTACACATATCTCTCATATTATTAATAGTCTCTGTTTGATTTTCTTGATACGTTGTATTATATTGCTGACTAGAGTGATTTAGCTGACTTGAGTGATTAGAGTGATTAGATTGCTGACTAGAGTGATTAGATTGCTGACTAGAGTGATTTAGCTGATTAGAGTAATTAGAGTGATTTAGTTGATTAGAGTAATTAGAGTGATTTAGTTGATTAGAGTAATTAAATAAAGTATTCTGTGATTGAGAACCCTGTTGATATGTGTCCGGTAAAGCTTTCTTATAAAACTGCAAATCTTCATGTGTTATATTCAATTTAACAATATATGATTTTAATGGCGCATTAGTAGATATATTTTTCTTCGCAGGTAAAATAGGACTATCAATAGCTTTTTTAGGTCTGCCTCTCTTTGTCTTTTTTAATGTATAATCCTCTATATGTTGAGAAGAATCTAAGCATTGTGCCATTTATTGTTATTTGCAATATAGTTAATTTACTTTCTTATACCTTATTACTATTATTAGTATTTATTAGTATTAGATATTAGATGATTCAAACACGCATTGATTTTTAAAAATGATGATATAAAAATGGATATAAAAATGATGATATAAAAATGATGATATAAAAATGATGATGTTATGAGTATAAGTAGCTTCCTATAATCACAAAGTCACCAAGACAAATGTTGTCATCGTTACCAATGGAAATATTCTTCATGATTTATGATGAATTGACAATAATTGATTTTATGACATTGTTAGGAAATCCTCTAGATCGAACTCACTATATCGCATTAAAAGCATTTTGACAAGATAAAGGTCCGTCTTTTAATGATTTAGTCGACATTTACAAAAAGAATACCTTATGTCGGGCATTATTTAAACATATTAATGTTAGAGACATTAATGATTCGGTCTCATTTGATGAAGAAAACCCACATGGAGGCATCCTCAATCTAAATACCACCAGAGCGTACTTTTTAACACAATATATAAAGGGTGAATTTGGTCAAACCAATCAGCCTATTGTTTCTACAGAAGATAAAGAAGATAAAGAAGATAAAGAGTTTAGTCTGATCGCATTTGATAACATATATAGATTGGATCAAGCATGTAAACTTTATTATCCAGATAAACATTGCGCATGGTATGTTTCAAAGGGAGGATTATCCAGTCTAATATATTATAATAAATATAGGACTAAGTATAGATGTTTGTGGTTTAAGTCTATTAAAATAAAAGAAATACAATATGACCATCTTAGTCGTAGTATGATTAAATTTTCAGTCTGGCATAGAACGGGGTCTATACGTATGGTTTCGGATTTAACTTCACGGAAAGAGTGGTATGAAACTGGTCAATTAGAACAACATTATGATCATCCACGACAAAATATAAATGATGAAACATTACCATATCGATTAAGTCAACCGGCTGAAATCTATTATGAACTAAATGGCCTAGTTCGAAAACTAGGCTTTAATCCGCCGATTGATAACTATCCAGTTTTGGGTCAGCACTATAAAAACTTTATAACTGGAAAGAATGGGGAAAAAAAGATTAGTCAATTGACACTGAACGCTAATGAAGTAGTTGAAAAGAATTGTGATGACTTATTAATCAATGATGATTTAGATTATTTTATTTCATTCCTAACCTTAGCTGGAGCTTGTATACAAGACACTTCATATTAGTATTAGTATTCTTAAGAGAGGACCTTATCCATATATTCTAAAGCATTTGCAATAGCTTCATCCATGTTAAAATATTTATAGTTTGCCAAACGACCTATGAAATGAACATTATTTTTATTTGTTAATTCATCAGCCATTTGCTTATATTTTTCATAAAGTTCAAGATTCTTTTTATTTGGAACTGGATAATATTTATCTTCGTCATTCGTAGAATCCTTTGGAGTTTCATAAGAAATAATTGTCTTTTTTGAGTCCTTTCTCTGAGCACTCTTAGTACTCTCAGTACTCTGAGTTCTCTGAGAAGAGAAATGTTTATATTCTACTATTCGAGTATATGGAACATCACCACTAACGTAATTGACAACTGAATTACATTGAAAGTATTTTTGATCGATAGTTACAAATTTAAAATCAATCGATCTGTATTCTAATTTTTCATAATCTTCAAAATAAGAATCGATCGGACCAGTAAAAAATACACCTTCGATATTCGATTGCTCACTTTTATTTAAGCAAGAGTAAGCATTTGAATACGATGTATTCAATTGTACTTCAATTCCATCAATCATATTTTTAATAAATTCTGTATATCCATTTATTGGTAAAGCCTGATATTTATCATTAAAATAATTTGGATTAAAATTATCTCTTAATGGCAATCGTTCTAATACAGATTTATCTAAATCTCTTGGATGTTTATTCCATTGTTTTAACGTATATGGTTCTATAAGTTTCTTATAAAGATTATAACCAATACGAGATATAGCAACATCTTCACTGTTATTTATTCTCTTTGAATCCTGTGGATTATTTTGTATTTCATTGGTCAGCCATTCATTAAATTCACTACTTGTCGTAATATGTTTTCCTAAAAGACAGTTAACTGTTGTAATATTTGCTGGAACTGGTACGTAGATACCATCACAATATGCAACAACTTTGTGTTCCCATCTCTTCCATTCTGAAAATTTATTAACATATTGCCAAACTCTTTCATTATTTGTGTGAAATAAGTGAGCTCCATATTTACTTACTCTTATTCCTGTTTCTTCATCTATATAATCATAACAATTACCACCAATATGGTCTCTCTTTTCAATTATTTTAACTTTCTTGCCAGCATCATGAAGTTGTTGAGCAATTACTGCACCAGATAAACCACACCCTACTACGATATACATTATAATTATTATTATTATTATTATATTATTCTATGTTACCTCCATTAATCACATCATTGTCCCAAAAAAATACTAGGCAAGGGGGTTATGGGGGGACAGCTGTCCCCCAAAAAATGATAAAAAAATTACCTAAAAAATTTTATCTATAGTTATTATCAATTCTTGCCACACTTTTATTTGTATAAAATGTCTGCATCCGGATTTTCATCTCTTCCAGAATCTTCTACTTCTACCTCTCTAGCAGGTACAGCAGGTACAGCAGGTACAGCAGGTACAGCAGGTACAGCAGGTACAGCAGGTACAGCAGGTACAGCAGGTACAGCAGGTACAGCAGGTACAGCAGGTACAGCAGGTACAGCAGGTACAGCAGGTACAGCAGGTACAGCAGGTACAGCAGGTACAGCAGGTACA